ATGCACTTATTTCAAATGCAAGTGCTGATCTTATCAAAGTTGATTTAGAAATTATAGGAGATACTTTTTGGTTAGTAGAAAGCGGCCTTTCTAATTATTTTTCACAGGCAGCAGACGGAGCGCAAGTAACACTTGACGGAACTGCAAACTATGAAGGTAATGATGTCTTTATAAGAATAAATTTTGCAACGCCTGAAGATGGTCCGGGTGGTAACGGAACAGACCCTGGAACATATAAGTTCGGAAGCATCAAGCAAAGCCCGTTTAGTGGAATCTATAGAGTATACAAATGTCTGAGCACATTCGAAGGAGGAATATTTAAACAAACTCTTTCTTGTGTAAGAATGCAAGGACAAGCAGAAGAATTTGATGGAGAAGTATTACAAGAAGATTCCGGTGCTAAAGTATTAGCAACAGGTGTCACAGGTGAAAAACCACCAAAAACAAATCCAAGTGAACCTCCAGCACCTGATCAAAATGTTTTACAATATTTTAGTGATTTAACCGGCATCGATCTTTCCAAGTTTGCAACAGGACCAGCGGCTGGTCCTAAACCTGCAGAGGAACCAAGGCTAATAGAAAAGCGTAGACAAAGTAATGGGACTGTGGTTAACTTTAATATTGATAGAACTAAACCCTTTACAGATAGCACAGACGCACAAGGCAATACAATTAGGATATATGAAAGCTAATGAGTACACAGCGTAGAACAAGATGGGATCAAACTAGAGGCGGCGGACTAGGTTCGGGTGTCTACATTGCTACAGTGGTAAGTGTGTTAGATCCTACATATATGGGACGTCTAAAAGTTACACTACTTAAAGAACAAGGTAACACAGTAGGTGCTGACAACCAGACCTATATTTTGAATTATGCATCGCCCTTCTTTGGATACACACCATTTGAAACTATGGGTAAAAACCTAGAAGATTTTAACGACACTCAAAAGAGTTATGGTATGTGGTTTGTACCTCCCGATGTAGGAGTGAAAGTACTATGTGCTTTCGTTGAAGGAAATCCAGGTAGAGGATTTTGGATAGCCTGTTTACCTCCTAACTTTGCAAACAATATGGTTCCTGCTATAGGTGCAACTAAAAACGTAGCCATTACAGATGAAGATAAGAAAAAATATTCTACAGAACAGCCCTTGCCTGTAGCAGAAATTAATAAACGTATCAATGCTGATGCGGACAATGAAATTAACACAGACAATATTAAAAAGCCTGTGCATCCTATTGCAGATAGATTTTTAACACAAGGTTTAATCGAAGATGATGCAAGAGGTACCAGTGTAAGCACCGCACGTAGACTAGTGCCTAACAGTGTGTTTGGTATAAGCACACCAGGACCGTTAGATTATAAGCCTGGCGCAAAAAGAGCAGCTTTAGGACCAATTGAATCTCAATCTGCTCCTGTTCCTGTCAGTAGATTAGGCGGAACACAATTTGTAATGGATGACGGTGATGATAGGTTTAGAAGAAAAACTGCACCAGATAAAGGTCCTGTAGAATATGCAGATGTTGCAGCCGGCGAAAAAGGTTTAGACGATGTGCCTTATAACGAATATACTAGACTAAGAACACGCACCGGGCATCAACTGTTAATGCATAATTCTGAAGATTTGATTTACATCGGAAACAGCAAAGGCACTAGCTGGATTGAGATGTCATCTAACGGAAAGATTGATATTTTTGCAAATGACAGTATTAGTGTACATACACAAAATGATATTAATTTCCGTGCTGACAGAGATGTAAACATAGAAGCCGGTAGAAATATCAATATGAAAGCCACTGGCGAATATGCATCGGAAGCCGAATTACATAGACGTAATGAAGACGGCCAGGCTATTCCTAGAATAGAAGATGACAATCAACTAGAAGCAGGTAGAATTCAAATGGAAAGTGCATTTAATACAAATCTACTTGTTGGCGCAAATATGAAGATTGAAACTAGAGCATACTTGGATGCAAATGATGTTACATTACAAGGCGACTTAGATGTAAGAGTAGCAGGAAATTACAGACATACGATTTCTGGTAACACAGATATCTATACTATAGGCGACAGAGCAGATACACAAGCTAACTGGGATATAAAAACCGACGGGTATAATTACCTCACATCCGGCGCCAATACCGAAGTAGCAGCTGGCGGTGACATCATAATGTCTGCTAGTCCGAACATACACTTTAACGGTCCAGCTGCTACTGATGCAGCGCAAGCAGAAGTTAGCCAATCAATTGCTGCTCTTATTACACACGATAATATTGTAACTAAAGGCGATCTTATATGGGCCGAAACAAAATATAATGACGGTATTGTGAACAGTATTATGAAGCGTATACCTATGCACGAACCTTGGCCACTACACGAAAATCAAGCACCGAGTCTTGTAGTTGCTGCATTTACAGATAGAGAAATCGGTGGGGAGGACGAATAATGGCAAAGTTATATAATCAAAAGAAAGTAGCTGTTAATACTGCATCGGTTGGAGATGATGTTGCTAACACCTATACCTACAAAGGATTTAGTAGTGCAAATAGCAAAGACGGCTACAAACTATACGATATAGATTTAGTAAAGCAGGATCTTATCAATCATTTTTATATTAGAAAAGGCGAAAAACTACACAATCCAGACTTCGGTACTGTTATATGGGATTTAATTTTTGAACCATTTACTGAAGATGTGAAGGAAATTATAGCTAAAGATGTTGAAGCAATAGTAAACTATGATCCTAGAGTTATAGTTGATGCTGTTTCTGTAGATAGCACAGAGCAAGGTATGCGTATTGAAGCTTCTGTAACATATAAACCGTTTAATCTAAACGAAAAAATGACCTTTGATTTTGACAAGTCAACGTCAACAATTAAGTAAGCATATAATTCAATACGCTAAATATTACTAAGGAAACAGGTAATGAGCATCACGACTAGACAAAACAATTTAATACTTAACGAAGACTGGACAAGGATCTATCAGACATTTAAAAATGCTGATTTTAGGTCCTACGACTTTGAAAATTTACGCAGAGTTATCATTACCTACCTGCGTGAAAATTATCCTGAAGATTTTAATGATTACATTGAAAGCTCAGAATATCTAGCACTAATTGATGCAATTGCGTTCTTAGGACAAAGTCTTAGCTTCAGATTAGATCTAACTAGCCGCGAAAACTTTATTGAATTAGCAGAACGTAAAGAAAGTGTTTTACGTATTGCACGTATGCTTTCTTATAATGCAAAGAGAAATACTGCTGGACAGGGTCTTTTAAAGTTTACAAGTGTTACTACCACAGAAGATATTTCAGATAGCAATGGTAGAAATCTTGCATCTCAGACAATTAGATGGAATGATCCTACAAACACTAACTGGGCAGAACAGTTTATCCTTGTGCTGAATAGCGCAATGAGTAACAATACAGAATTTGGAAGAAGCCAAGGTTCTGCAACTATCCAGGGTATTCCTACTGAGCAGTATAGATTTAGAACATATGCTCAAGAAGTACCGATTTTTACTTTTAGTAAAAGTGTCGCAGGAAGGAATATGGTATTTGAATTAGTAAGCACTGCATTTAAAGATGCAGAGCAAATCTATGAAGAAGCTCCAACTCCTGGCAACCAGTTAGGTTTTGTATATAGGCAAGACGGCCAAGGACCTGGCAGTAACAATACTGGTTTTTTCTTAATGTTCAAGCAAGGTAGTTTAGAGCTTGCAGATTTTACAATTGCCACACCTACTACTAACGAAAGAATTGCAGTAGAAAGTCAAAATATTAACAACGACGATTTATGGTTGTTTAATATGGAAGCTGATGGCACACAAGGTAGCCAATGGCTTAAGGTATCTAGTATGGTAGGTAACAATGTTGCATATAACAGTATTGTTGGCAATATCAGAGATATCTATGCAGTATCTACAAAAGAATCAGACAAAGTAGATCTTGTGTTTTCAGATGGGGTGTATGGTAATGTTCCGTTAGGAGACTTTAGAACATATTACAGAGTAAGCAATGGATTAACTTACAGCATTCAACCAAATGAACTGCGTGGCATCAACATCAGTGTTCCGTACCTAAACAAAAATGGTGCAAGACATACACTTAATATTGGTCTTGCATTACAATATACAGTAGCAACAGCGAGTGCAGCTGAAAGTATTGACAACATCAGAGAAAGAGCACCTGCTACATATTATACACAGAATAGAATGATCACTGGAGAAGATTATAATCTTGCTCCTTTGTCTACTTCACAGAATATTCTTAAAGTAAAATCTGTAAACAGAACATCAAGTGGTATTAGTAGAAATATTGATCTAATTGATGCAAGCGGAAAATATGGTTCTCTTAATGTGTTTGGTGACGACGGATACATTTACAAACAAGAAGATGAAAGATTTTTAAATTTTAAATTCACAAGCAGAACTGATATTATTAATTTTATCAAGTCAAATGTAGAAAGCGTATTTGCAGATACTGATGTTTACAATTTTTATCTTACAAAGTTTGATAAGATTTTCTTTAGTGAGGAAAATACTGCTTGGACTAGTGTAACAAATGATTTGAACAGCGGCACAGGATATTTTAGCAACGTAGTAGACAACAGTTTACTTAAGGTAGGTGTTTATGCAACTAACCAGTTGAAGTATGTCTTTGCAGGTGCAAACATTAAATTTACAGCACCATCTGGTAAGTCATTTAAAAAAGGTAAACTTGTTGACACTGATGCAAATGACACAGAACAAACATCGTATGTATGGACAAAAATTGCTGGTGTAGTAGGTGACGGAACAAACGCAGGCCGTGGTAAATTATCAACCGGACTAGGTCCTATAACACTTACAGAAAATATTCCAACCGGTGCTATTGCAAATAGAATTGTTCCTAAGTTTGTATCTAATATTAGCACAGCTATTGAAACACAGATGGTTAATATTGCATTTAACAATCTTAACTTTGGACTGAGATATGATGTAGATTCTGGCTCCTGGAAAATTATTCAAGCACAAAACTTAAATCTTACACAGCCATTTAGTTTAGGTAAAGCAGGCGACACTACCAGTGAGAATCTAGATACTAGCTGGATTGTTGCTTTTGTTAAAGACAATGATCAGTATACTGTAAGAGTTAGAAAACTAGATTATATTATTGGTAGTATTAGACAGAATAGATTTTACTTTGATAAAAATGACAAAGCATATAATAATATTACAGGACAACTAGAAAAAGACACAGTAAAGATCTTAGGTATCAATAAGAGCGCAGACAATTTAAGTAGTTTATTAACGGACTACAATTTTGAAGTTGTAGATACTATCAAATATGAAGACGGATACGAAGCAAGTGATCAGATCAAAGTAGGTTTTAGTGATAAGGACAGCGATGGGGTAGTTGACGACCCGCAGTCTTTTGAAAATATTGTTGGCGAAGACATTGATGGTAATTTCTTATTTTTCCAAGAAGAAATTGACCAGTACGGTACAAGTGTTTTTAATGTAATTGATAATAGTAACGATACAATTTTAATTAGGCAGAGAGAATCACAAGTTAGTATTAATGACTTTGAAAATGGACAACTTGTTTACTTTAGTGATAGTAACGAAGATGTTGTTAAACAAGCAAACAGAACAAACAATACATTTGATTTAAAAACAGAATATAAAGCACAGATAGGCAGAAGAGATTTGAAGTTCCAATATACTCACGCTGCGAGTACTGAAAGACGTATAGATCCTAGCGTAACTAATATCGTTGA